GCTAAATTCTGTACCATTATTTGTTCTTCTGAACTAGAAATAGTAAATTGATTATCAAGAGTATAATCATCAATATCAAGTTCTATTTCTTTAGGTTCATCTTCTTTTTTCTCCGCCGGCGCATTTTTTTCATCGTCAGGATTAAAAAGATAGTTAATAAAATTAGCTTTTAGTTTAATACCATCAAAGAAATTTCCATATATTTCTATTTGAGTTTCATCTATAACTCTTATAATAAATCTTTCTTTTAGTTCTTCATTGTTTTTATAAAAGGTAAAAAAGTTATTTACGAAAGGATTTTCATTTTCGTCTAATTTGTACATAACTTTATCCCTTTTCCAAATAACTTTAGACATAACTCATTACCTCTTATTTTTTAGTTCTTTTAGATTTTTTTTCAGTTTTTTCTTCAGTAGCTTCTTCAGCAACTTCTTCTTCTACTTCAGGTTCTTTATTTTCTTCCACAACAGGTTCTTCAGATTTAGTTTCAACTGTGGGAATTTCTGCTTTAGAAGCTTTTTCTTGAGAAGCAGTATCAAGAATTTCTTTATCTAAATCAACTATTTCTAAGTATTTTTCTTTTATGAAATATTCTAATTTTTTTACATTTTCTTCAGTAGCTTCAATAGAAGGTTTTTCTAATGTAAGAGTTATTCCTTCTTTAGAAACATAATGAACATTTTTAAGTCTTATAACTTTCATTGTTCCTCCAATCTATTTTAATAAAAGGCGGGCAAATATATACCCGCCCTATATTATTAAGTTAATTAAAATAATTTTTTACCATGTTCTATAGATATAACTCTATTTTCAGATTTAGGGTCAAATACGTCATCAGTAACGTTGATATTTCTGAAAGCGAATACTCCATGGTCTTTATCTAATACGAAGTTGTAGTAGTTTTTGAATTTAATCTTTGTAACGTCTACAAATTTATCTTCTATTTTATCAGATATAATTCCTCTACCATCATGAACGTGAGTTAAACATCTTGAACTGTCACATAATATAATGTCTGTAACATCATTAGGTGCAGAAGCGTGTTGAACTGTAGGTTTAATAGTAAATCTTGTTCCAGGAGTAGTAATAGCAGTACCTTTTTTGAAGAAACTTACTAAAGGAGTAACTATTACGTTAAGAGTTTTATTTGTTATTAATTGAGGAACAGCTAAATGTTCTTCTTTTTCTAAGATTGGTCCATGAACTTTTGACCATTTTGTTAATTGGTTTTGAGCAATTGTAGGCATTTTCTTAGGAATCATAAACCAAATATTTGCAGTTTCTTTTAAGTATTTTTTAATATTAGGTTCAGCGAAGAATACTTTCCAAGCTAATGGATGTATAAATATAGTATCTACGTCATATCCAGAATGTTGAGTTTCGAAGAAGAAACTTTCTAAGTCTCCTAATAATAAAGTACCATTTTTTGTAGCTGGGTTAGCAAATGAAACTCCAGAAGGCATTTTAGTTGGGTCTAATCCATCTAATACAGTTCTTCCGTTAGCTTCTATTAATCTAACAGCTTCTAAAGATTTATATCTTTTAATATCGTTTATTGCAGCACTACAAAGAGCAGTTAATAAAGCAGCACCATTTCTTCTGATTGCTTCTTCAGTAAGAGTAACGAAAACCCCGATTTTTCCTTTAGAAGTTTTGATATAATCTTCTGTAGATTCTAGGTTTAAAGTCTTGAATTCTCCACCTTCAGCTACTCTAGTTGTTGCTGGTGAACCGTTTTCTCCTATTACTATTGTATAGAATACTGTAGCATCTTCTAGAACTAAATCTCTAGATATAAATTGCCAAGCTTCTAATTCTTGAGTTTCTATTCTTGTAACTAATCTGTTTATTACTTGTTGAGCGAAGAACCCTAATGAACTAGCCGAGAAGTCTTTTATTACATTTCTTCCAGCATTTTCATTAAAATCTTTTGCTAATGTTTCTATTTTTTCAGAAAGGTCAGCTAGAGACATTTTTGTTTGAGTATTAGCATCAAAACCATCATGGTATATTGCATCTGCTAAGTCTTCAATTTGTTTTATAAACTCTACACCTTTTTCTGGGTCTTCTTTAAAAGCGTCTGTATTAAGAACTTTTCTTTCTTTGTTTAGTTCCATAAATCCTTTTACAGCGTCTTTTATTTGTAAATCATTATAATCGAAAATTCTATTCATTTATCCTCCAATTTATTACATTGCAACGTAGAATTCTACTATTGTTTTAATATAATTTGCGTCGTTAAATTTTTCACCTATAGATAACCATACATTTCTAGATGTTCCAGCAGTATCTTTACCTTGTAAGTTAAAATCAAAACAAGATTGATTTGTGTAATATAAGTTATTATATTGTTCTCCAGGAATTATTGAAGTTGCTCTTCCAACTCTTTGAGTTATTTTATCAGTAGCATCATCAAAAACTACAGGCATTCCAGCATACCAAGCTTTAGTTTTATCTCCGTTAGCAGCAGTTTCTCCGAATAAATAAGGTAATGTTCCATCACCTAAACAAGTAGTTATTTCAGCAGTAGTTATAGGTCTAACTGAACATCCTGGTTTAAATTCAAATAATTTTTTTGAAGCTCCATCTTTTTTATAAGCATATCCTCTTTCAAATAAAGCTTCGAATTGGAATACAGTAGGAGTAATTCCTTGTAAATCATCCATTGAGTTTACACTATTGATTGCTTGTTCAGTTCCATTTCCAGTTAAAAGTGCTTTTAAATGAGCTGTACTTCTTAAACAATGTCCTATAACACCATATGGAGCTAATGTCCCATCAGCTGGTACTAAATATCCTTTGTCATTTATTGCTACAGCTATTGAAGGAGAAGAAACTAAATCCATTCCTTCTGGCATAATTCCTTTTAATTCTAATACAGTTTTTAAATCTGGGTCAGCTAATGGTGTTCCAAAACCACTTGATACAACTGATTTTGCAGTTCCTTTATAACCCATTGGTTCGCTAAGTCCTCTATTTGTAAATAACACTATTGGTTACCTCCGTTTTTAATTAAAATTTTTAATAAATAATTCAGATAAAGAATCTTTGTTTTCAACTTTAGCTTGAGCGTCTTTTGCTTTTAGCATTTCTTTTAAAGCTTCTAAATCATCTTTAATATTTTTTTCAACCATTTCCGCAGAACCTTCTTTTGGTTCTTCTTTTCCGTCGTTTGCTTGTCCAGCATTTTCTTTATTATCTTCTACATTAGTAGCTTCAGGTTCAGTTTCTGGTTCAGTTTTAGGTTCTTCTGGTTTTTGTTCAGAATCCTTAATAGTTTCAACTTGAGTTGCAGCTATTTGTAAACTATCAGTAACTTCTTTTACTAAGTTATTAGTAGAAGTTTTTAAACTATCTAATACCTTCATAAGTTTTTCAATCTTTTCATCTTCTAAAGAACTGATGAAATCTTTTATTTCCGCTTCAGCAGAGTCTTCGAAATTCCAAGTGTTTTTCATGTCCTTTAAAAGTGAAGCGATTAATAAATCTTTAATCATTTCATCACCTTTATTTTTATTATCGTTTTGAGTATTGTCTAACACATTTTCATTGTTGTCAATTTTCGGTACGATAGTATTAGAATCCGTAATTTGTGTTTTGTCAATTTTAGAGTCATTCGTTTTATTATCTTTTTTATCTGGTATATAAATTATGCTAGTATCATTAGCTGGTACATTCACTATAGAAATCTCTCCAGCTTCATATTGACCAGAAGCCACGGGAATACAAACTTTTTTTGTTTTATCTTCCATTTCATATTCTCTACCTACAGAATGAGAACATTCCCAAATTGAACTTCCACAAATATTACATCTCATATCTTCTACAAAAATACCTTGTGATACAGTTAAATAAAAACCATCTTCTATTTTTTTCATTGTTTCGTCATCAACGAATGCTTTTAAAATAGTAGAACCTGTACCTTCTTCAAAACAACCATTGTCTTGAAAGAATTTTAAAACATCTTCTGGTAAAACAGAATCATGAGCAGTTTCTATTGATAAGCCATCATGTTTTACATACCAAGCATCTAGTATTCTTCCTTGTGGTTCACCTTCTATTTGGTCATGATTTTTTAGAACTGGTTTGTTATAAGGAGATGTCCAACCTCCAGAAACAACTAATTCTTTTGTTGATTTGTCAGCATATGTTCTAGAATTTATTTCTTTATCAGAAGTAGTAGCCAACATATAAACAAGATTATTATATTCCTTGTTTAAAATAGGTTTTCTTTTTTTCTTATCAGATATTTGAATTTTTACTTTTGAATCATTGAAAGTTTTATCTTCTTTCATTTTATTTATATCAGTAAAATCATTTATCTTATATAAGTGTTTAATCAAGCTTTTTCACCTCAATCTTTTTTAGTTTTCTTTGTGGTTCCAGTACCACCTGTATGTTGATTTTTAGGATTATTAACATTTTCTACATTACCATTCATTTCTTCTTGTTCGTATAATTTTTGGAAAGTTTTTTCTATATCAAACTTTTCATCCATAGAACATAATTCTCTAGCTTCATCAATAGTAATAACACCACCTTGAAATAAGAATACGGCGTGTTTTTCTTTTCTTTCTTTAACATTAAAATCATCAGTAAATTTAATTTCTATATCTTTATCTACTTTAAATAAATCTAAACATATATTATGTATGATAGTTTTATTTATTTGAAATTCAAGTTCTTTCAAGAAACTATTTGTTATTAAAAGTGTATTTTCATCTTGTGTTTCAGCATCTTGTCTACCAGAACTAGTAGAACCAAGTTGTCCTTTTGAAGTGTAAAGTCCAGCATACATTTGAATTTCTAATGCTTCAAGTAATTTATCAGGACTCTTAAACTCTTTTTCTACTTTATTTATATTAACTGGTATATCGAATATTAAATCATCATCTGTTTGTTCTAATAATGTTTTAGCAGAATTATAACTATCTGTTTTTATTTGTCTTACTTGTCCACTTTTAGTAATACCCAATTCATATATTATACGAGTTATTCTTTGGTCAGCATATGATTCTAAAGCGTTATCCATTAATAAATTATATTTTTGAATAACTGGAATTACAGAACACCATATAGGCATTGCAAATATTTCATCTGATTCTTTATTATAAGTATAGTGAAATATCTCAACTCCATTTTTGAATTTTCTATCTTTGTATATAACTCCAAAACCATCGTAACCATCTTCACTTAAAATAAAAGTTTCACAAAAGCTATTACCGAATTTTTTATCTACAGTCCAACCTTTGTTTTGAATTATTTTAAGTCTGTCTATTGCAGAATTTTTTCTAATAGGCATTATGAAAACATTAGAATATTTTACTAAATTTTGAAAAGCTTCTTTTAAGAATAAGTTAGGATTGTAGTTGCTTCTTTTTAAAATAAGATTAAATTCTGTTGCAACTTTTTTAACTTCTTCTGGATTACTTCCAATAAATTTTATTGGTTTATCAGAAGCTTTTGCTGTTATATTTAAAATAGCTCTTGCAAGTAATGGTAATTTAAAAATTTCATCTTTTATTTTTTTAAGAACGTTGTCCATGTTATAACACATGGCTTTTTCTCTTTTATCTCCAATATTGAACGATAAGAAATCTTTATCTATATAAGTAGATTTATATATAGATGAATAATCTCTTTTTTCATTATCAACACGTTCAACTATTGTTTCTTTTTTATTTTCTTCTTGTTTGTCTGTTGCAAAGAGTTTACTAATAAAACTTATTTTTCTCACCACCTTATTTTAATAATTCAGTTATTTGATAAGTAGATAAATAAGTATTTTCTTCGTCTTGCAAAAACTCATCAGTTTCTTTTAGGACTTGAATTTTTTGTGTGAAAAATTCGTCTAAATCTTTATATCTTTCTTCATCAAATTCTATTTTTTTCTTGTTGTTAATATTAAATAATTGTATCTCATCATCTTTGTTTTTATTGTTTAATATAGAATAATTTTTAGCATTATTAATATAATCTGTCAATTTACCGATACTATCTTCGATTTCTTTTATTTCATTCATGTCTGGCATAGCTTTGCTATACTCTAAATTTAGTTTATTTTTTAATTGGTTTCTTTCTCTTATTTTTTCATAATAGTCTATGTTATTTATTCTATCTAAAAAACTTTGTATTTCTTTTAATCTTTTTATATTATCTTCACTTAATATTTGTTCTATATCACCTATTGTTTTTTTCTTTATTATATAACCTTTCTTTTGAATAAGAGATTTTTTTTCTAGTATCTTTTCTCTTTTTCCAGAATTGTAAACTAGTTCTACTCTATTATCTCTATATACTATTTTCTTTGGTATGTCTTCTTTTTCTTCTATTATTCTATCTATTGATTCTACTTGTCTTGGACTTCCGCTTGTTACTATTCTAGAATATTCATACTTACCAGCTTTATGTGGTTGATATAATACTGGCGTACCAGACTTATTAATATAATATACTTTCCAATCGCTAGGTTTTTTATAATCAGGTTTTTCATTTTTATCTGGTAAATCTGGTTCAACTGGATTTCCATGGACTGGCGATTCATCTGGATTATCTCTATATCTTTTTTTAGGTATAAGCAAAGCTTCGTTTTCTCCATAACCTCCATTTATAAAACAAGGTAAGATTGCTCTTGGAAGTTTATTTATAAATTCATCTATTAATTCAAGAGTTTCTTTCATTGAACCTATTAAAGGAGTTAACCCAAGTCCTAAATCAAACTCAACAGCTGTATTTTTTAAACCTATTTTTTCTGTTAGTTCATCTACTGATCTTTCAAACGAAGTAGTTACCTGTCTAAGAAGCATATCTATTTGTCTTTTTAATTCAAGTAAAACTTTTTCAAACAATAAACTAGTAATTATATTTAATATTTTATCTAATAATTCTACAAGAGCTTCTTTTGTTTCTTCTTCTAAGTTTAAGAATTTAGCAAACTCTAAAATACTAGGTAAAAATCTCATTATAAAATCATCAAATTCTCCTAAGTCTTTATCAACAAAAGTAGTTTTAGTTATAGCTTCTCTATTAAAATTAACAACTTTAAAATATTCTTCTAACATTTTTGAAATATATACACTGTATTTTTCTAAAAATGGTTTTTCATTAACTATTTTTTTAAGTTGTTCAAAACTAAAGTTCTTATATTCTTCATATAATTTAACTCCATCAAACATACCTCTAAGTAGACTAGTGTTTAAACTTCTATTTGTTTTATTTATAAAATCGTCATTTACATAATAACCAGTACTTTCTGAATGAATATCTACATTTAATTTATATAAAACAAATGCTATTTCTTCTTTAGTTAAATAACTAACTAAATCATATATTTCATTTTCACTAGATAAAATTATATTTTTCTTAGCATAATAGTCTCCATTATACGCTTTCTTTTCAAGAGCAAATTCTATTAAGCTATATAAAACTGGCAAATCTTCTAAACAAGTCCAATATGTTTTTGAATTTTTATAACTTTTTTTCATAGTATTAATAAAGAATACTATACCTGAACTTGAGTTGAGTTTGCTATCATAAGCACCCCAACCTATTTCTCTGAATTGTACAACGTTTAATCCAAGAGAATTTAAAGCAGATTCCATCATAGATTCTTCATTTATTTCACTAAGTTTTTGAGCGTTGTCTATGTTTTCAACAAGTATTTTTAGAAAATTAACATAATTATATAAATCACTAAGACTTATTTTCTTTCCATTGAATGGAATTATTTTCAAAAAGAATAATTGTTGAAATGACATACTAATAGTAAATTCAAGTAATTGAGCCACACTATTTAACATACTAGAAACAAAACCATTAATATAATCTCCTATATTAACATTAACTACAAGTTTTTGGTCTAATATTTGTATTACTTCTATTATGTCTCTTACTATCTTTGTATTTTTAACTATTCCTTCTATATCTAAAGCATCCAACCCTAATGTTCCAAATAGTTTATGTATTGCTATAGCATTAGCATCCATCTGTTCATGTTCTTTATTATTTATTATTCTTTTATATGGATTATGAGTAGCATTCATATACGAATAGTAACTACTAAATGCTTTAGCTAATTTACTATTTCCATAGAAACTAGCTTTTGTTTCTTTTTCTGTTCCAACCGCCCAAGTAACATCAGCATTTTTAATATTATCCATATGAAGCGTTGCTTGTTGTGAAGCTTTTCCAAAATAAGTAATCCAATATAAAACAGTTCTAATAATTCTGCAATCTAACTTACTGAAATTTAAACTTTCTATATATTGATTATAAATTTCTAATCTTTTTTTAATATAAGCATTTACTTCATTAAACAAATTATCGTTAAATAAATTAGCGAAAAAATTATTTTTTAATGGATTTTCTATTGAACCACCATAGTAATCAGGTTTAAAACTAAGTCCATAATCTGGTTTAACTGTTGTATCAACTGGAAATTTATTAAAAACATTTATGTATTCTGGATATTCAAATCTGTTTTCGAAATAATTTGTATTATCTTTGAACATTGTTTCAGACATATTCTCTGTAATGTACTCTATTCTTTTGTAAGAATCAGTAAACTCATTAAGTTTATTAATAAAATTTCTTAAATTAGCTTCTCTTTCTTGAATATTTAAATACTGAATTTCTATATTTTTTTTCGCCGGCGCATTTTTTTTAATAAATTGCTTAAAATCTTCTTGTCTTATTATTTCAAGATAACCATCTAAAGTTACCTTATCTTCCATATTTGCTAATACATTTACTAGATTATTTAAGTCTTTAGAATATTTAATTTCAGATTTAAACATTCTCACGCAATAATCATTAATAGTCATATCGACTATCTCTGCATACTGTTGAGAATGTTCAAAAATATACCTAAGTTTATCATCTTTATATTTAAAACAAAATGTTTTTTTGAATGTTTCAAAATCTTTTTTAGAATACAATCTATTTGTTAAGTAATTATTAAGGGAAAATGAGTCATCTTCAAATAAAAAATCAAAATCATTTTTTAGTTTCTGATTAAGCTCATTAAAATAAGCTTGTTTATCTGTTATTTTTTCAGCTATTTTACTCACCTTCCTTTAATATACTTTTTATTGTTTCCTCTAATCTTTTATCTACATTTTCATCTTCTTTTTCTTTGTTTATTATATTTTCTATATTGTACAAAGTTTTTTCATCTGAAGTTATATGATTAAGCATTTCATTATTTGTTATAAACTTTCTTTGTTCTTCTGGTAAAGCTAAGAACCAGTTATAAACATATAATGCACTTTGCAAAATCATAGGATTTTTTGTAACACTTGCCATAAAAAACCTCCATTAAATTATAGGCACATCATCTATAAAACTATTTATTCTTTCCATTAATTGTTTAAAACTAGCTTCAGAATAATTATTTATATTTAAATCATAACTAACAAAATCAAGAGTACTTCTTACTTGACTGTCAAAATCTTCAAATTTATTAAATGTATTTAGATAATCTCTTACAGTTCTTACTCTCATATATTTTTTAGAAGTTTCAGGTTCTGTTTTAGATAAATATTCGATGTTCTTTTTAAATATTTCTTTTATTCTATTTGTAGGAACATTTCTATAAGCAAATAATAAAGCATCATAATACACTATATTTTCTGGTGTTGGAATAATATATTCATTCCTATCTAAGTTCAAATCATACGTTTCAACTTCTATGTTTGTTTGTTTTGATTTGTTATAATTTTTAAAAGCATAGTTTATATTCTTTACTCCTTTATTTCTATCAACTAAAGGTGTTGTTTCTGTATAAGCTATTTTTTTTGTAGGAGGAATTTTAAAACCATATAAAGTTAATTGTCCAAAATAATCAAAAAATTCTCTATAGTAATTTCCTCTTTGTCCTGGATTAGACGATTTAAATTCATCGCTGTTAAATTTAGAATAAATACTATCAAATCTTGCTAAGTCTTGAGTTATATTTTGTAAAGAATCATAAATTGTATTTTCTATTATACTTTCTAAACTAGATTGTATTTCTTGAGATTCTAATAATATTTGTTTCTTCATAAATGCAAATTGAAGAGCCATTAATCTTCTTGTAATACTATCTTCACCTAATGTATTTTTATTAGCTAATAAATCTTGTATTATTGGATTACTATAAATATTGTTATATTCTTTAACTATTTGGAAGTTATCTTTTTCATTGAAAGGTTTTCCTGACCAAACTTTATTGTAAGTCCAAGGACAATATTGTTTTAACTTTTGATTAGGGTCAAAGAAAAATACACCACATGCTATTTCACTTGTTTTAGAAATACTAGTAGGTACTTTATTTACAACATATCTATCTCCGAATTTACAAGATGTTATACTATCTAATTGAGTTATATCATCTACACTTGAACCATGAGGAAACGTTGCATTTTCAAAACCACTTTTATTTAAATCTGTCATTATCTGAGCTGGTTTACAAGCAAACAAATCATTAATTCTTTTAGATATTCTTTGTTGCCACGCACATAACACTCTTTCTAAAAGTCCACCTATACATAATCCACTAAAAACTCTTATCTTTTTAAAACCAAGTAATCTTGGTATATTAGCATTAAACAAACCAATTCCAGCACAAAAAGCATATAGATATTGTATGATAGAACGTTTTAATCCTAATTTATTTCTAGAAGTCCACATACAAAGATGTCCAGTTTGATATGTTCTTTCCTTACAACCATTTCTTTTAGTTGTTATAGTACTGTTAACTCCAGTATATTTAGCAGTTCCATCTTTTGTAAAAATTATATCTTTATCTTCTATAGCTTGATTAGATAAAGGTTTAACTCCTTTTTCTCCACCACCCCATAGTAACAATGAACTTAATTCACCATAAGGTATATCTTTGAAATTACAAACACCTAATTCAGATTCTTCTGAATAAAACTGTTTTATTTCTTCAGCAAAATTAAGTTTATCAACATCAGAAAATATATCTGTTAAAAATAAATTTTCTACAGGAAGTTCAATTAAATATTTCTCTTCTATTGAAATAGGATGTCCTTTATAATGTCCAAACACATCGTCATAGTTAATTAAATTTTCAATATCTTTAGGATATTTTTCAGCTTTTTCTCTAAATTCTTTTATTCTTTCAGCTATTGTTTTTGGATTATAATAATCGTTTGGATTAAATTTATTATCAATATCTTTTTCATATTTTAGATTATTTTCTTTAATATCATTCCAAGTAAGTTTTATATCTTTCAAAAAGTTATCAAGAAATGATTCTGGTAATTCTAATCTTAAACCTTTATCTGTTATTACTTTATTGTTTAACAAATCTAAATATTTAACTTTTTCTCCTACAAGATTACTATTAAAAACTATATTTCTATTTGGGTCATAAACATTCCCATCAAAGTCTATACTGTATCCATTTTCAAAATGCATTTTATCTGGATTAGTTACTCCATTAGTTGTAGTAGGAGTGTAAAGTATTTCATCTACACTCATAGGTAACTCATTTTGTAATAAATCTTTAGCATCTAAAAAAGCTCTTGGATTAACTTTACCGTTTTCATAATATTTAGGAAAGTTAGGAATATAACTGGAAAAAAAGTTATTTAAATTTTCTAAGTGTTTTAAAAACTCAGAATCAAAAAAAGGTTCAGCCGTTATTTCACTTTCAAGAATATTATTTTTAACATTCTTTTTTGTAAGTTCTATTTTCTTTTTTAATTCTTGTGTTTTTTTATGTTGTTCTTCTTCAAATTCTTTTTCAGGTATGTATTTATCTTCTTCTTTATCTAATGTATTATCAGCATAAAGATTCTTATAAACACTATTATTTTTATATCTATTAGTCAAAAAATCCATTAGATAAACTCCTTATCGTTTTTTTAGCTTTTTTAAGATTTCTTTCTTTGCCGCCGTTAGCTACTCCCATTCTTCCTAAATTTATACTTAATGGTCCATTATAAGATTTTTTATTAGGAGTATTATATTCGTTATTGAAAGTTCCAGCATCTATTTTATATCCTTCATTTTTAAAACTTAAAATAAAGTTTCCAGTAGCTCTATCAAATATAGAATCTAAATTTTCTATTAGAGCAAAGTTAGCTAACATTAACGCATCTAATTTATGGTCAATACCAGCAAATACTGGTTGGTCTTTATTGTCGTATCTATCTATTCTATATTCTTTTAATTGTTCTATTAATTGGTTCTTACCAGTTTCTTCTGGTTCAGAAATAATTATTTCTTTCTTTTCAAATCTTTTTTGAATGAAATTAACTAACATTATTTTCATTCTTTTAGGTATTGTAGTTCCAGTCCATATATCTTCATAAGAATAATTTGAAGCAAAATTAACACCTTTAAATATATCTATTTTTCCTTCTTCAAAAAAGTGTTTAGATAATATTTCATTTTGCATAGAACCATGACCCTCATCACAATATACAAAGTCAGCATTAAAATCTCTTTGTAAATTAATTATAGTATTTACAGTTTCACTCTGAACATCTTTAATAGTTCCATCAGTGCTAAACTTATTAATACTTGAAAAATGTAGTATCTTTAAAGGTTTTTCTACATCTAATGGATTACCACAATATAAACCTAATACGCATACTTGTCCACCATTTTTCCAATCGTTATAATCGCATCCTATGGCTATTTTCCATTTTTCAGGATTGATTAATTCACTTCTTGAATAAACATAATTATAATTTCTAAGACTTTCTTTTATGTCTTCCGTTTTGAAAACTTTACTACTTCCTTCAGAGAATTCAGCTTCAACTTCTAATTTATATCCTTCTTCTGTAAGTGAACTTCTTAATTCTGGTTCGTCATTTACAGCAAAATTAGGAAGTATACTAGAAGGAAAATGAAATTCTTTCCATTTATCATCAGTCATACACCAGTTTCTAAAGTTAGATTCTAATGCTGATGGAGTAGATGCAACAGTAAATGATACATTTTGGTTATCAAGTTTAAATGCCATTAATACTTGATATGCTTGTTCTGGAATATAAGCTCCTTCATCTATAAATACTTTATCAGCAGATTGTCCTCTAATACTATTACCGTCTGTTGCAGTAGTAAAACCATTAATTGCAGTACCATTCCATAACGTTACTTTTTCAGATGGACTACGCTTTCTTTTATAATCGTTTTTATAAGCACTTGTTTTAGAACTTAATAACGCTTCTATTCTATCAAATATTTCAGTAATTAATTTTAATGAGTTTGCAACAACTACTATTTTCTTATTAGGATTTAAACAAGCATAATGAAGAATATCAACGCACATTCCTTCTGTATTATGAGTAATAATACCATTAGTTAAAAAAGTATGTGTCTTTTGTACACTAATACTAACAGTATCTCTGAATCCTACTTTATAGATGTGTTTTATTTTTTCTTCATTATAAAACTTATTTCTGAAAATTCCATCAACTTCTATTTTAAAATAATTAGGATTGAACTCTACTATCTTATATCTATTATTTGTTTTTTGTAATAAAAATCCTATAGTTTGTACAAAGAATTTATTTGTAAATACTTTTGTTTCTAATACACCTTCTAAGAAAAATATAGTATTGTTTTTACTAAGTCTAAAAATATGACTATTAAAATTCTGTTCTTTACCAGCTATCTTTCCAAGAGCTTTATATATTTCATAATTATCATCAGTTATATTTCTATATTTAATATTACTAAAATCTACTGGTACAGTTACTTTATCTCCTATTTTTAAATTTTGAGCTTCAATCCATTCTCCTTTAATTAAATAAGGATGATTAGTAGTAACAGTATCTTCTCTTCCTGATTCAGTAACTATTTTTATACATTCTCTAAAACCATTTTCTATCATTCCCCAATTTCTTGTAGGATATATTCTTTTTGTTTTTTCATCATATGTAATTAATAAATCAGTATCTTTTAATTTGTATGCTGGAACTAAGCCTCTATTGCTAGTTGCAATAAGTGTATTTTTTTCAACGCATTTTCCTAGCCGTCTTCCAAGTCTTTCAACTTTGTTTTTGGCGGTGCAAAGCAATATTTCTTTTTGGTAATATTGATAAAAAGAACGTTTAGGATTATATGGTGTCCAACCTAAAAATTGTTCAGCCCAAAGTAATTTATTATTTTGTATTTGTAAATCAAGTTTATCTTCTTCACTTAAACTATTCATTTCTTCTTTTGATAAAAAAGCATCTAGTGGGAATAGTTTTCCATTTTCTAATTCTTTTGGAACAGGAGTGCAAGATACCTTGAAACTTCCTTTCTTTTTTATATGTGCTTTCATGCATTTCTTGCACATATCTGCTATTTCATAATTTAACGCCATTTTAAAACCTCCTTAACTAGTTTGAATTTTGTCTGCGCTCAAATATTCATTGTCTAATCTAGACATGTCTCTTCTCATATCATTTGAGAAATTTCTATAATATAATTGTTTTTTATATTCTTCTAAGTCATCTCCGCTTCTTTGCATATGTGTTTGAATAGAATGCATAGTAGCTTCGTTAGACTCATAGACATCTTTTCCTGAGTTTAATTGATAATCAACTATTGTTTTAGCAAAGTTTTGAATGGCAGTATCTTGTCCGTGAGATGCTATTCCGCCTATTATTGAACCAGCAATATTTAGTCCAAATGCTAATTTACCAGTTCCAACTTGAGTAATTACTTTACCAAAAGAACTAGAAAAAAACTTTTCAAACACATTTTTTCTAGTTAATGTTTTAGCTATTTGTTCAGCTTCTTCTTCTGTAACAGTGGCAGATACTTTTATAGCACTATCTTTTAAACCGTCCATAACTTGTTTAGAACCACCACCAAGTCCAACAGAATCAATAAGATTCATAAACTTTTTATATACCTTTTTTGAATATTTAGAAACATCATCTCCATTAGCTTCAACAAAATCAGCAACAGTTTTATTATCTTTAGAACCTTCTTTAAGTAAATTATTTAAAGTTTCATATGCTTCTTCTTTAAAGGTACTTTTAACATCAGCACTACCCTTGATGCTATTTACTAATTTATGAACACTATTTCCTACTTTATCAAAATCACTTGCTTTTGTATTTTTGCTATTTATTAACGCTTTTAAATTTGTTTCATTAAAATCAACAAGTTGTCTTTTTCCATCTATTTCTAAAAACATCTTATTATTAGAAAAATCAGCATCTGTTATACCTAATGTTTTAAGCTTTCTAACAGCATCGTTTACATTTTTCTTAGACCAACTTATATTATGCCCAACTATTTCTCCATCTAATTGTAAATTAGCTTTATCTACATTTTTTTTTAGTTCTTGTATTGGTCTTTCATCAAGATACATATGTCTTACTGTACCTTTTTGATAATATTGTTTAGAAGTAGGATTAACAGTTCCTTCAGTAACTTGTTTATCAAATTTTGTTTGATAAAAGAAATCTGTGTTTTTAAATAATTTTCCCATTACTCCATTATCCCATATTTTTGTTGTTTTATCTGGGAATATATTTTTAATTATTGGTATTTTATTCAATATACCGACACCAAATCTACTTCCTAATGCATGTTTGTTTAAATAATTAATATTTGCATTTGAAGTCATCAAAGCTTTTTCTAAATGTAAACTTCCAGATTTTGCTAATCCATTATTAGCCCAGTTATCCATCATAGGTTGTAAAACAAACATATTTAAAAAGCTATCTGTTTTAGTAGACTTATCATAGTCGTTAAAATTTTCTTGAAAATATTTTTCTTGTTCTGGGCTCATGTTATTCTCCTAAATTAATTTTTTCATCATCTTCTAAAACAATAGCATTAGCAATCTCTTCTGTATTAATATCAAAACCTTTATTAAACATTTTATTTTTAAGTTTTTCTTTAATTGTAGACTGATTGATTTCAGATTCAAGTTTTTTGTTTTTCATCTTACTTTCTCTATCAAGTATTAAATTCTTTTTAAGTTTTTCTAATAAACTCATTATCTTTTCATAAGCTACAAAATAATCACTTACTTTAGAATCGTATGTAACTCCGCCTTTACTATATGTTGTTATATCTGTAGCTATACCTAAGTTTGCAATAGCAGCTTCAGCTCTTTTAGCCATATTTTCAAGAGCTATCATATGTCCTACTGATAATTGGTCAGCAAAATCATCTTCTTTTATATCAAGTTCTTTATATAAACCATTAACTAATTGTATTGTATTTGCTTTTTCAAAAGGACATTGTTCTCCTTGTCTAAGACTATTAGCTAGAAATAAAGGACACGTCCTAAAGTTTGGACAATTCTTTTCATTCTTTTTTATAACTTTTAAATGTTGTTTGTATTTTTCCATAGCTACATCTAATACATCATCATCGTCTTCTTCTTCATTTACTTCATTTTGAAAATCTTCTAAAGTTTTATTTATATCTATATATTCAACGTTACATCTAAGCACTTGATTGTTTAAATTATCTTGTTTATGTTTAGTTAAGAATTTATTTATTTCACTTTGAAGTTTTGGGTCTAAAGTAGAGACTTTTTTTAAATCATCTATTGTTATCTCTATTCCGTCCATTATTTCATTAACTTCGTCGCGAACAGTTAATTGTTTCTCTTCTTTCATTTAAAACCTCCGTTTAGTATAAGAACATTTCTATATAGTTTATTACAACTTTATTAATGTACTTAAAATAATTGCTTAAATCTCTAAGTTCTTCTATATCGTTTTTATTTAATATCATATCTTCATGATATTTAATAACTTTAATTATGTTCTCTGTCGTGTTTTTAAAATATCCTTTTTCATAATTATATTTTTCTATGTGAATTTTAATTAAATTATAAATAGTCTCTATATTTTCTAATATAAATTCATTTGTAAAATTAAGTTCATATAATAAATATAAATAAGGACTGTGTTTCATTTTTATATCATATTTATTTTTATATATAGTTTTTTTAGATTTTAAACTATATTCTTGTTTGATAAAATTAGAAATATCAAAAACAAAAAGAGTTTTTTCTAGTTCTAAGTTTTTCATTTTAATTATCTTTTTTGATTTATTCAATTTAAATCTAAAAGGTAAATTAATTTTTTGTTTAACTCTTGAAAGAGTAGATAAACTAAGTATGTATTCTCTTTCCATTTTTCTTCACCTTAACAAATTTATCTGAATCTATTTTTTTATGTAACTTAGCAAGATTTTTTCTATACTCATTAGTTGTTTCATCATATAGTTTTAAAAAATCTTCTTTAGGTTTTTTAATTTTAAATCCAGAATGTTCTTCTATTTTATCTTTTATTTTTTCATAAAGATTACTTTTTAAATCTTTTGCCCATATTGTAAATAATAATATATGTTTCTTTTTACACTGTTCTTTTTTAATTTGGTCTCTATGTTTTTGTTCTTCATCAGTCTTATGTTGCTTACCTTGAAATTCAAATGCAATCATTAGATTAGGATAAAATAAATCTAATTCTAATGGCATATGAGTTGCTGGATTATAAATACCAGCATCTCTATAATTGAATTCAACCTCTTCTTTTCCAAAGCATTTTTTTAAATACTTTCTAAGAAGTCTTTCGCCAAAACTAAGCATTTAGTTATTCCATATAATAAGACTAACGTCATCAAGAACTACTTCATCTGAGATTTTTTTAGCAGTGTATGGTTCAGCATCAACATATATCATAAAATCTAAAGGAACGCTAAGAATATTTATTATACTTATAATTCCATTTTTATCAGATTTATATTTTACTCCATTCATGTCTTCGAAATGAATTGTTAATCCAGGATATTTATCAGATTTTAAATTATATTCATTATCTTCTTCTGGTTTAAATTCATATTCTATATTATCTCTAGTTACCACTAATTGAATTTTTACATTCTTAGCGGGTGTTCCAACTGGTGACAATTCTAATCTTTTGTTAACGTGGTCACCATTATATAAATCAATACCATCAAAAAGGTAATCGTTAGTGTCATAACTTCCATCCTTGTTCTTTTTACTTAAAATTATTTTATTTTGCATAGTTGCCTCCATTAGTTTTTAAATTCTTTTTAACTATCTTAGCACAACATAAAAAAAAGAGGAAATTAATCCTCTAGTTTTATTATTTCATCTCTTATAAAGTCTTTTATCTTTTCAACATTAGTGTCTTTATATTTATCATAATACTTAGCTGTACAGTCTTTTATAAATTCTTCTTGTTCATCTAAAGTCCAAGTTAAAAAGTCTTTTTTGTTATTTACTTTTGCAGTTATTATAGTAAAGTTATACAAGAAATGTTTTACTCTATTTTTAATAGATAATTGTATTGCATTTCTTGTAGCTTGAGTACTTTTTATTTTAAAAGGTATTATAGAAACCATTCTTTTATTTCCAGTATTCCAGAATTGAATTACTGTTTTATTTAATTTTTCTATATCTATTCTTAATGAATCTATCTTTTCATCATTTTTATAAAAATCTATTTTACAAGGGACAAACTCTTTATATATAGTAACAGGAACTTCACTATAAACAAATCTTTCTATTTCATTATTTAATTTGTCTGGTTTAATTTTTATCTTATCAGCTTCAGTACAAGTAAAGTAAACATTAGATTCAGATTCTAATACAACTTCTCTTTCGCTTTTTATATAAAATAGTGATTCATTATTTGTATTTATATCATCTATTGATACTTTAGAAATAGTTTCTTTAGGAATGTAATTTGCGTTTTCAAACTCTATTTCTCCAACTTTATCTTTATAAATAAATCTATTTAAACCACTTTCTTTTTTAAATCTAAAACTTATATCTCCGTTAGAATTATATTGTGGAACTATTATGTGTTTTTTAGTTTCAGTTATATGTACTAAATTAGGTTCTAAGTTTTTAAAATCTATATTACTTCTATTTATAATATTTATTGAATTAACCAAATTAAACTTAGTATATCCTTTTGAATATTCTAGCCTTTCATTAATATCATTAAATAAATTTAAATAGTATGTTTTGATTACTTTTTTAAAATTAAATCTTTTCTTAATTAAACTTAATTTATATGAACCTCTATTAAAAGAATTATATGTATTTAACCCTTCTTGTAGATTAATTTTATTTATAATTCCATTTTCATCTTCTATTTCTAAAACATATTCATAACCATTTTCTTTATTATTTAAAATAATGTTAGAAGCTTCATTTAATTGTAAAATATTTAGCTCATCGAAGTTTAAACTTTCTTTTGTTTCAATTATAGGAATTATATTTAATAATTTTCTTTCATAATAAACTAGCTTATTTTCATTATTATATATTTCTAATATTACAAAATCAAAAGTTCTTAAATCTTCTTTTAAAACTTTTATTGATTCATATTTATGTTCTATGTTTTTTTCAACAAGTAATTCATTTCCGTTATATAACTTGATTTTATATTCATCTAATATCTCAGTATTTATATTAACTTCTATAGTATCTGTATATTTTATAGAACTTTTAAAATTCTTATTTTCATCAAATAAACTTATTTTATTATCTGTAAATAATTCTTGTTTAACTATTATATCTGTATTTTTTATTTTAAATTCTAATTTAATTGAATTAGGATTAATAGGTGTAGTTATTCCTTTTATTGTACATATATAGTTATTTATAGTTCCATATTTTAATTTATTTTTTAGTACATTTTCATATTCATCAAAAACTCTTATAAATTCTATATCTTTAAAATTATTTAATTTTATTTCTAAATCAAAAGAGTTATTTTTAATTATATTATTTTTAGAGTTTAATATTTTATATTCTTCTATAATATTATCATTATAGAAATTAGCTTTTATATTTTTAGATACTGATTGATAAATGTTATTATCATCAACAACGTTTAATTCAAAATCTAATTCTTCTATTATATTTAAGTTATTTGTTCTATTTATTTCTATGTAATTATTCTTAGTTATTATGTTAAAATTAGGATTTGAATAGTTTACAGTTATTCTAGAAAATTCATCTTTCTTAATATATAAATTATAAGAGTTTAATCCTGTAGTTATTTTTGTTGGGCATTCTAATAATAGTTCATTCTTTTTTTGTATAGTTAAGTCACATATTTTTTCATTTATACCTTCATGATATATTTCATATATTTTCTTATCAGGACTTACTTTAAAATTAAAACTAAAAGTTCTATTATTTGGTTTAACTTTTTGATACTTAATTATATCATTACTTTTTGCAACTATATTAGATTCTGTTTCTTTTATTTCTTTTGTTTCATTTAGAATTTCAAAATTAATAGTAACATCATCATTTCTTGTAACTATATTATATACATTATTATCTTTATATAAATTATAATTTTCTATATTTACAAGAGATGCTTCTACTTTTTTAAAGTTCTTTTCTATTTTAAATTCTTTTTCTATTTTATTTTCAAGTTCATCTTCAAATATTAATTTATAATTTTCAAGTCCTTCATTTATAGGAATTTCTATTTCAAAATTATAAATATCTTTACTTATTCTTTTACATATATAGTAATTAAAATTAAAATTCTTATTTCCTTTTTTTAACTTCGGAATAAAATAAATATTTTCTGGAGTATTTTTATTTAACTCGTTGTCAAAAAATAAAGAATTTGTTTTTAAAATAAATTTCTCTGTTTTATAAGAAACACCTAATATATTAAGGTTACCATCAAATATACCAACTTTTTCACTTATTACTTTTTTAGAATCGGTTTTAATCAGAACAGTATTTTCATTTTTAGAGAATATTAAGTTTGATTTATCAAAATTTAAAATAAGTTTTTTGTCTTTATCTAAATCTCCAGATATATTACTGTCGTTTACATACTTTAAAAAACTATAATCAAAACCATCAACACCTAAATCAAATTCAAATAAGTCTTGTGCGTTACTGTTTAATACCACTTTTATTAAAATTAAGTTATTAAATTCTAAAGTTTGTTGTTCTAATATATTAGTTTGTTCTTCTTTTACTTTTAACAGTCCATGATTTTCTAATATATTTTTTTCAAATAAAGTTAATTTATTTTTATCTAACCATATATAGAAATGTCTTCTGGAATCTGAGTTAATATATTTAAACCCTGAAGTAACTTTATTTTTTTCGTTATCAAATAATTCAAACGTTTTTTCTATTGCTGGAGTTGTGTAATAGTTATTGTATTTTTCTAAATCAATAGATTCCATTCCATCAAATTTTATTTTAGAAAGTTTTTTATCTGATTGAATTAATAATATTTTATTTACAGGTTTTATTACTTTTACATTTTCACCTATATAAAATAAGTTATCATCTTTAATTTTTCCATCTATTTTTATAGAATCTACTTTTTCATCACTTACTAAAAAATAATCTTTTAATGTTATTTCTGGAATAACGTTATCTAGTTTTACAAAACATTCATTTGAAACTAATTCTTTTTTATCATTTAAAACAAAAAATAATTTAAACTCTTTTACTGGAATATCTTGAACTATAGTTTTTAAATTTAAACTAAAACTTCTTTTTGTATTATTAAAAGTTCCTATATTAGTTCCTTCTTTTTGTTTTAAAATATTATTTTCTTCATATTGAATAACTGGTTTTAATGTAGTTACATTTCTATGTTCATAAAAAATAATTATAGGTTCTTCTAATGTTTTTATCTTAAACTCATTATTAAGTATAAACAATGAAGTGAAAGTATTATTCTTTGTTGTTATTTTATATTTTCTATAATTTGTATTATCAAAGTTATCTTTTAAAAAAAAGTGTAAATAAGTAAAACCATTTTTAAACATATCTTGAGAAAGAGTATCTTCTAATTCAGTAAGTTTATTATTAATTATAGGAATATAAACTCCTGGTTCAACTAATTCTTTATGACTTATTTTAAAACTATAACTAAGTATATTATTTGAATTAACTGATAAATTAAATTTAATTTTATCTTGTTCAGTAGATTGCAGTTCATATATATCATCTAATAAAATAGAGTTTTGTATATCTATATTAAAACTAGTTGGTTTAGTATGTAATACAAAATATAAAGGATTTCTTTTTGTACTAAGTATTGTTATTCCACCTTGTTTAAATTCAAAGTATATTCTGTATTTAGATTCTTCCTCTATTGGATTTTTAAATTCTATATTTTTAAATTCTATTAAATTACCTATTGTTCCATATGCACTATTGTTAAAACTATATTTACCATCTATTTCTTTTTCTATTATAAGTATACAATCATTTATAGGTAAATCAGTTATTTCATCTAAATAAAATTTTAAATTAAAAAAAGTTAAATTTGTTTTAATAACTTTTTGTTCTTCATATATTATATTATTGGTTTCATTATCTTTAAATAAATTAAAATAATATTTTATTTTACTCACCTCTCTTGGTTTTTTATTTTATATAATATAATAAAATTAAAAAAAGAGGAACTCAAGTCCTCTTATCTTATTGTTATTTTTATTATTCCAAATATATATAGCTGAAGCATGATTAAAATAATTGTAAGTATTAAAATTGTATAAAACCAAAAACTATCATACTTTTTAATTTTATATGATGTATATAAAGAAAATAACATAATTATATTTATTGCAATTAAACATATGTATCCAGAAAATGTTATTAACTTAGTTAAAAAAATTGCACTCATTGTTAATTCAAACATAAAACATCACACCTTTTTAATAATTACCAAATAAAGTATATTTAGAAAATTTAATTTTTCTTTTAAAATCTTCATCGTTATACTTTACAAGACTTGTTGTTTTTATTAAATTGTTATCTTTATCTAACATATGATTTCTTAAAAAGAATGTAAAAATATAATTTATTCCTTCTTCTAACCAAACAAGATATGGTATATTATGTAATCTCATAGTTTCTAACTTTGCATATTTATTATATTTATCTTCATACTTTTTAGTCAAAACCCAATATTTTCTTTGTGTTTCATCGTGAACTTTAGATTCTATAATTCCAAAATCTTTTAATATTTTATGCATTGGATTAGCTTTTATTCCATAAGTTTTAGCTAATTCACCAGTTGTATATTTAATATCCATTTTTATACGAGATAATAAATAAGAGTTATAAACATTTATTTCATGTTTTAAATCTTCATTTTCTTCTTTTACTTTTTCTACTTTCTTTTCATACTCAGACATATAATAAGTTCTTTTAGCTTCAGTTTTAGCCTTTACTATATTAAGTATAAGTCTTTCGTCTTCTGTAATTAAATTTACATTTTTAATAGCATTTTCCATTTCATTGAACTTATTTATGTACTTTAACTTAAAATCGTTATAACCTTGTATGTTAAACATATAAAGAGTAAACCCATCTTTTGTTAGAAGATATTCTTTTCTTTCTTCACCTTTTTTATCCTTGTAAATACTAGGTATTATTAACGAGCTCAAATTTGAGCCGGTTGAATTTTCTAATATTTTTTCAATATCTCTAATTATATTTTTATGTAACTTGCCCAATCCTTCTGCTATTACCCTACTACTAACGACCAAAGTTCCGTTAAAATCAAAAATTTCATTCATTGTTAATCACCTATCTTTCCTTTCTCTTTTAAATAATCAAATTCTTGTAAAATAAATTGTTTTAAAGCTTCTGTTTTACTTATTCCATAATGTTTGCAAATAGCTAAAAATTTATCATGTTCTTCATTTGTAATTTTAAAAGCTATTGCTTTTTCTTGCGTTTTAACCTTTTTAATTTTAGTAACATCTAATGGCATATATTCCACCTTCCTTTTTAATATAATTCATTATACATCTAAAATATATTTTTGTCAATATTTATTTATAAAAATATAATAAAAAAAAGAGATAAAATTTTATCTCTTAATTCAACAAACTTAATAAAGTATCTAACGGTGCTTTTGCTACAGTACAAGTAATTTCATTTTTAGGAACTCTGATTTTATGATTATCAACATCAGTTAATTCATAAGTTACATTGTTAACTCTATGTATCGAGACAATCAAGTCTTTATCAAATGATTTTCCTGTATCACTAATATATTTACTAGGAAAATCTATATCTATATATTTTATAAAAAATGCAGATAGTAAACTAGCAGAGAACAAATCAAGTTTTTCAGCTTCAAAAATTATATTGATTTCTCTTCCTTGAATCTTTTTTCTCATTTCATCTACTGTAGTAACTTCAGTTGATTTTACTAATTCGTCTATTATTTTTAATAATTTATCTTGGTCTATTATCATATCTTATTCACCCTTGTTTCTCCAAATAATATTTCATGCCCTTCTTGGAATTTTTCAGCATCAAATTTAGATTTTTCTCTTTGATAATCTATCATTAGATTCTTTAAAAATTCAATATTTGTAATTTCATCAATTAATAGTTGTAACTTTTCAGTATTATTTATTCTCATTTCAACTATATCTATTGAATCTTTTAGTGTTTCACTTAATGATTCTTTTGATAATTTATCGACTATTTTTTCAGTAATAAAATCTAAATGTTTAAAATCCATTCCTGGGACATCTTTAGCTTTTTTAACCAAAGTAAAAATAATGTTGCCTTTTAAGTTAGAATATATAATGTTTCTAGCAGCCATTATTTTTTCTAAATTTTGTTTTTCTTTATCTATAACCTTCATTTTTCATCTCCTTTGTTTAGTTTTCTTTCACTTTTAAAGTATACATTATAAAATACATTTTGTCAAGAAAATTTTTGCAATAAAAAAAGTCGAGCCTCGCGACAAGCTCAACTTCTTAAAAAGGAGTGCATAAATATGAATAATCAAAATTTGAAAGGAGGTGATTTAATTATGCATTAAAATTGTACACTATTAAAAATTAAATTGCAATTTTTGAGAGGCAACGTTTTAAGTTGCCACTCAGTCTATATAAAATAAGGAGGTCTAAAATGTTAAAAATTAATTGTAAAAAAAGACTATTGAAAATTTTTATCTTAAAAGGAGAGTAAAAAAATGAAAAATAAATATTAACTTTTAACAAATTAAATATATCATATAAAAAAATAAGACGCAATTTTTGACGAGGTTAAAAATTTTCTCCGCCGGCGCATTTTTTTATTCAAAAATAATTAATTTATTTTTTTGTAAACTTTGTTGAATATCAATAACTCTTTGATTTGTGCTACCTCTCCATTTAATTTCTAGACTTTTTTGTTCTAATATAAACTTACCATCTATTAAAACATCACATAATTTTATTAATTTTAATTTTTGTTCATCAGATAATATTTCTTCAAAAGTAAAACCACTCCAAATCCATATATTAATCCATGGACATTTTTCTTTTACTTTATTTATAAAATCACATAATGGTTCTATATTATCTTTATAAGTAGGGTCTCCTCCTAACAAACTTAAACCGCTAACTGTTCCTTTGTATTTTGTTAGATAATTTATAATTTCATTTATCTGAATATCAGTAAATTCTTTTCCGTGATTTTTATTCCAAGTTTCTTGATTAAAACAACCTTTACATGCATGACTACAACCACTTACAAATAAACTTACTCTTATACCTTTTCCATTAATCATATCATTATATTTAATTCCAGAATAATTCATTTAATTCACCAGATTTTATTTATTATATTTTAATTCGTATAATTCTTTTAACATTTCTAACAATAACTCATGGTCTCTATAACAGCCACATTTCTTATCAAGTTCTAAAAGTTTTTCAGAACAATGTTTTATAGAATCTTCTAAATCTTGTTTTGTATAATTCATTTTTTACCTCCAAGTTTTTAATCTAAAAAGCCAGTAAATAATACTGGCTTTAAATTTCAAGATTATCCCACGATAATCTAATGTCCTTAAGGACTGTTTACTCGAGCAATATTATTATATCAAAGAAAATACATATTGTAAACATTTAATTAGTAATATTCCAACAACAAATATTAAAGTAACTATTATTTCTTCTTTATTGTTCATTTTGAATATGTTTCACTCTATTAATTACTTCTTGTTGTTTTCCTTTATTAAATGCACGAGCATTTGGTTGGCTAAGGTAACCGCAACATTTATACCCCAGATTTCTCTGTATTTGTTCAGGGATTAGAGCACACCTTCTACTCTTAGAGTAGTCTATATTATGCTCGTTGAGCCTTCTCTTATTTTTCAATAAAAGCTTGGCTGCTGATTATCCATTAATTAAGTCGTTAGCACTTTACATTTGTAAAGCTTTTATTTCAGCATAGACAATCTAAATATTTTTTTCTACTTTCGTAACATTCACGTTTATACTTTCGTATTGCGTTGTAGTATATTTAGCTTTAGGAGTTTCCAGCATTTTAATAGATTTTGACACTATATCACTATAATGAAAGAGCTTTTAAGTTAACCCTACGTATTACCGACATTTGAGTACCATCATGGTTTCCACAATTAGGACAAGTAAACCCTTCTTTTGAAGCAGTAAATTCTCCTTTATAACCACAGATATGGCATTTATCTACAGGTTGATTTATTCCCATATAATGAATTCCAACACTCTTTGCATATTTTAATATATCTTTAACAGCATCTAAATTATTTTTTAAACTATCTGTTTCTATATAACTAATATGTCCACCAGCTGCTAGTTTATGACCAGGAGCTTCTAATCTTAACTTTTCAAAAGGATTTATATTTATTCTTGAAGAAACATGGAAAGAGTTATCATAGTAACCTTTATCTGTTATTCCTTCGATTGGACCAAACTCTTTAAGGTCTAAACTAGCGAATCTATCACATAGTGACTCACTCGGAGTGCTGTAAAGGGCGAATCCTACGCCAGTTGCTAGTTTAAATTCTTGTACTTTGTTGCTTAAATATTCTAATATCTTAAATGTCTTTTTATGAACCTCTTCATCTTCTGAAAAATCTTTACCATATAATAATTGAGAAACTTCACTTAATCCTATATATCCTATAGAGATAGTTGCATATCCACCATATAATAAGTCTTTAATTGTTTCTCCAGGCTTCTTTTCACAAATAGCTCCGTTTTGCCACATAATAGGAGCAACATCAGAAGTTGTTTTAGACATATAGTCTATTCTAAATAAACTATTTTCTTTTGCTAGTTCTAACATTCTATCTAATTCTTTATAAAATCCTTCTTCGTTTCCTTTATTTTTAATAGCTATTCTAGGTAAATTAATAGTAGTGGCTCCTACATTAAATCTACCAGCATATTTTGGTTTTCCTTGTTCATCAATCCATCTACTTAAGAAGGCGCGACAGCCCATAGGTACGACGATTTCGTTCTCTTTTATTTCTAAATCACTAGGGAATAAGATGTCAGGATAAATTGATTTAGTCATACACTCAAATGCTAATAATGATATATCGTAGTTAGGGTCTTCTTCGTTAAAGTTATGACCATCCCACATTGTATAAACTATTTTAGGGAAAATAGCAGTTTCTTTTTTAGGACCAAAACCAGCCATTCTTGTTTTTAAAACATATTTTTGAACTAATTTTCCTTCCCAAGATGTTTCAGTTCCTATACTTACTGTTGTAAAAGGAGTTTGCACTACTCCAAAAGTGGACTATCTCTTCATCTGCATAAGCAGAGTTGCACGCTTCGATTTAAGGGGTTTTCACCCGCTTACGTAATTTCTTATCATAAGCCCTACTCCTATTGTCTTTTTATTTATACTGTTCAGACCGATGGGATAGTCTCTACACCTTCCTTTTTTAAGGAGTGGCACGGTATTCGGTTTTTGTTCCATTCACCGTTAGCATGATTTTTCAATCACACACCGTATTTCTACGTTCACGCAACACCTCTTAGAATCACTTCTAAGACGAGCCAAAGTTAACCATTCACAGTTGATAATGAGTTAATTTCGTACTCTAATCCTTGCATTGCTTGTTTAACTGATTCTTCTGTCATATCACAAGCATACTTATAAGCTTTAGGATATCTTTTTTGACATTCTTCATTATCATGTTCTATTACTTCTAAATCACATTCTTCTATTCCAGAAATATATTTTAATCCATTAAGATAATGTTTTTTAAAACTTTTTTTAATATAAGGAACTAATGCTCTATCTAAATAAGGAACTGTACACCCTCCAAAAGTATTTGATGAAACAGAAGCTACTATTTGTACTATATGTCCAACAGCTACTTCTACAGAGTTTGGTTCTGACATAAGAGCATTACCAATTTTACATCCACCTTTCAACATATTTTCTATATTTATTAATTCACAATTCATAGTTGTTATTCCATTTTTCAAAACAAAAGAATGGTCATCTTCAACTTCTAAACACCATACATCTTCAAAAGCAACATCTTCTTCTATACTAATTACCTTCCAAGAAGTAACTGATTCATATCTTTCATTTGTTTTAGGATAAGAAGTTAAATTAAATTCTATAGGTTTTCCATTTCTTTTTCCAAAATTGCTTTCTTGACCTTCATAACTCCTATTTGAAGTTGAAAATATTTGAGCAACTGGTAAATATTTTCTTATAAAATTTTGAACTTTTTCATCTTTAATATATATAGAATTATATTTTGTTTTTTTATTACTATCTTTTCTAGCATCAGCTTCTAAATAACCGAAAATATAAGCTTGTATTTGTTCAGGAGTCCAACTTTCAACATTAGGTAAAGTTTTTAAATCTTCTTTTGAATTTACTAAATTGTCTCCGTTTTCAAGAACTCTTTGAATTATAAAACCATTATTTAAAAACAAACTTAAAAATTTATTTTTTGCTCCACACAATCTTAATCTAGTACCAATTATTTTTCTTTTGCCATTTTTAATAGTAGAACCGTCGCCAAGACAAAAACCATGACAAAAATATTTAGTTAAGTTTTTATCTAAAGTAAAAGCATCTAATGAATCAATATTTGTATTAGGTTTATATAAATATTCACCAACTTTAATATTGTCAGTAATAACGTTTCCTTTTAATAACCATCTATGATTAGAGGTAGCTCTAACAGAGAATGTTTTACCTTTTTTAGAAAAAGTTATTTTATTTAGACTTCTTTTATTGTATTTTTTAACTACAGCTTTTTTCCAATTTCCATATGGAGTTAAAACTTCTATTTCTTCTCCACCTTCAAAATCAAAAAATGATTTTACTCCTTTAGACGTTACAAATTCAGTTTCTCTTCCCAAGCAATTGGTAATTTGGAAAACAAGATAATCTAAATCATGTATATGTAATTCTCCTTTTATATGAGCTTCTGCTAAATGTTTAGGCAATACTTTATTTAAATAAAATTCTTTTGAACTTATTCCAGCAAGTAAATCTCTTTGAACTGAAATAGTTTTAGCATCTTTATTAGCGTTTTCATTTAGTATACTAGAATCATTAGCATCTACTAAGTTTGATATTTTTTTATAAATACTCTGTTCTTTATTTCTTAAATCTTCTTTTAATGTTCTATAACTTTGATATGCCATAGCTACATCTTTATCAGAAGAACTCATTAGTTTTTTTACAACTATATCTTGTATTTCTTCTACTGGTAAATCTTTATTTATTTCTTCTATTTGATGTGATATTTTATTTATTAATTCTAAATTAGGTTCTTTAGGTAGAGATTTGTATGCAGCACTAATTGCTCTCTCTATTTTTTCTTTATCGAAATTCATAACTGTTCCGTTACGTTTAAATACTTTTTTCATAAAATCATGTCCTTTCTAGTTAATAAAAGGCTACTTTCCTGAAGTGCAGAAAAATAGCCATGTTGTGTTGTTTTTTACTTTAATAAATTATAACATTTTAGAGGAAAATTTCAAGTTAAATATCTTTAAAAATGAATTCAAGTTTTTCAACAATTTCTTTTGAAAGATTAGTTTTAAACTCATTTATTTTTTTAGTTTTAGGCTTGATTATTTTTATTTTTCTTAATTCTCCTTGTTTAACTTTCATAGACATTTTTTAATCCTCTTTTATATTACATAATTCTTTAAAGTAAGGAATTGTTAAACACCATTTACAGAATTCTCTCCATTCAGTTAATTTATGTTCTTTTCTTTGATTATACATATTTCTTAAAGACATCATAGAACAAGTTACTCTTGCTGTTAATAAAACTCCAGTAGGAGTACTATGTAATAATTGCAAGTATTTTTCTTTTGTAGGTTCAGCAAGATATTCTTTTCTAATTGTATCCCATAGTTCTATTATTCTTGGGTCAGTATCTTTAGAAAAATGTTTAACGTCGAAACTGGCGATTTTATGAGCAGTTGAAGCACTTGAAATTATAGGACTGTAGACATATCGTTCCCATTCTGTCCATACTTTAACTGGTAAAGTAATATCAAAATTAACCATTATTCCTTTTAAAAAATTGTTTTCTCCAGCACCTATTGGATGGTCACAAAGTCTTTTCATTCTGTTTTTAAGTTTCTCATCAGTTTCTGTATAATCAACAATAGGTCTCATTGGAAAACCACTAGCTATTAAACTAGATTTTAAATCATACATTTTAGCATTAGATATAAAACTATCAATGCCTTGCAATTCATAATAATCTTTTAATTCCATTATCTTCATCATCTCCTTATTTGTCATAATCTCCGATTTCTTCTGTATATTGACTTTTAATTAATTGTCTTAAAACTTCTGTTCTAGTCAATCCATTTTTTTCTGCAATAAAAGTTAACCAATCTATTACTTCTTTTTCTATTCTAAAAGTAATAGTAGTAAACTTATCTTCCTTTACTGGTTTTTTTAATTTCATATTATCACGTCCTTTTAATTTGTTATAATACAATTATAAACTATAAAGTGTAGAAAGTCAAGAAAAAAATAAAAAAAAGACTAGAATTTTTTCTAGTCTAAGGAAAGATGTATATTTTGGCATTGAGTTTTGGATTCTAACCAAAATCTTTCAGTTTTGGAGACTGATGTTTTAACAATTAAACTAACTCAATATATGGAGTGCATTATTGGAGTTTCACCAATGTAACTTGTTTTGCGGACAAGCTCCTAAATACTCGGACAAACGCACGTAATGGCGGTAGATTCAAGGTTCGAACTTGAAAGTCTTACGACGACAGTTTAGCAAACTGTTTGCTTACCAATTAGCATAATCTACCATGGCAGAGAGTTACGGATTCGAACCGTAAGTCCTTTTATGGACGCCAGTTTTCAAGACTGGTGCTTTAACCAATTCAGCCAACTCTCTATGGTGCGCAGGGTAGGACTCGAACCTACAAGTTTACCACGTGGGAACAGATTTACAGTCTGCATGCTTCACCAATTTGCATACCTACACATTGGCGGACGTACGGGAAATCGAATCCCGATTAACCGATAGACAGTCGGTTGTAATAACCATTATACAATACGTCCATGGCTGGAGATGACAGATTTGAACTGTCGACTTTGCGGTTAACAGCCGCACGTTCTAACCACTGAACTAATCTCCAAAATTGTGCTTCTACTAGGACGGCGTATGTTCTATTCCGTTTATTCCTTTGCGTAAAAGCCGCTTGTAAGATTGAAACCATTATCGAACATACAAGGATAATGTGTGTCGTTACAACTTCCTCTTACTTAAGTTTTGTATAGTTATTATAAACTATTTATTTTAAAATGTCAAGAAAATTCTTAAAATCTTGAAAACTATAATATTTCTCATTTATTTCTAATATAGGCGCTGACATGATTCTTGATTTTGAACCAACAATCATAAGTTCTTTTTCATTTTGAACTTCTTCAAATTCAATTCCTTTGTTAATAAGTATCCATTTTAATTCATTACAGTTTGAGCAGTTTTCTTTTGAGTATACTTTTATCATTTACAACACTTCCTTTGGTAATTTATCTTGTAATCTTTTTAACTCTTTTACTTTTTTTATAAAATCTTTAACATCAATTATTACATCACGACCTTTTTTAAAGTCTGAGTTTTGTTCTTTAGTTAAAGGAATATACTTATGTATTGTCTGAACCTCTTATAACTTTAGTTATAGGATTCTTGGGAAGTATGTGCTTTTGTTAGCCACATATATTTACCAAGCTATCTCCGTAGTCCATACGGTTCTTATAAATTAATTATTAAATACTTCTAATCCTTTTTGTAATATATTTTTACTTGCATTAATATCTCTATCATGTATTTCATTACAATTAGGACACGTCCATATTCTTACATTTAAATTTTTCACATTTTCATTTTTATATCCACAACTAGAACATAGTTGACTACTTGCATAAAATGTTGGTACTTTAATTAATTGTTTGTCATACCAATTACATTTATATTTTAACATTTCTGTAAAGGTATACCAACCACAATCTGAAATAGCCTGCGCTAATCTATGATTTTTTAGCATATTAGATATTCTTAAATCTTCTATGCAAATAATATCGTATTTTTTAACTATTTCAGTAGTTACCTTTTGCAAATAATCTCGTCTTTGATTAGTTATTTTTTCATGAAGCTTAGCTAACTTAATTCTTGCTTTATTTCTATTTCGACTTCCTTTTGGTTTTCTAGTTAGTCTTCTATGTAATAATTTAAGTTTTTTAAGTGAGTTTTTTAAATAATGTTTATTTTCATATTTAGTATTATCACTTAAAGTAGCCAAATCTTTAATTCCTAAATCAATTCCTACATTCTTGTTAGTTTTCTTAAAAGGCTGTATTTCTATATCAGTACAACATAAAGATACATAATATTTTCCGCTAGGTACTTGTGTTATTGTTGCATTAAGTATTCTACCTTGTATTTTTGTAATTTTGTCTTTAATTTTTACTTTTTTTAATTTAGGTAATTTTATACAATTTCCTAAAAACTCTATTGTAGGTTTACCATAATAATTACATTGAGTTCTATAAGAAAAATTATTATTATGTCTACTTTTAAATTTAGGATATCCATTATTTTTTTTCCAAAACATTTTATATGCAAATTCTAAATCTTTAAGACTATTTTGTAATGCAAATTTATCAATTTCTTTTAACCATTCTTTTTCTTGTTTAAGTTTTGTTAAATCTTTAGAACAATCATAAAAATTAAATGTTTTTTGTTCTTCTTTCCATTTCTTTTGTCTTAAATCTAAATAATGATTATAAACAAATCTTACACAACCAAAAGTTTTTGCTAATAATATTTTTTGTTCTTTGTTTGGATATATTCTAAATTTGTATGTTTTTTCCAATGTGAAATACACCTCCTTTAAGTTTTAATAATAGCTATTATACAATATTTAAACTTAAAAGTAAAGTATTTTTTATAATTAATTTATAAGAACCATAGTAACTTTTACTTTGGTTTTTTAGAGGTTGTCGTTCACATAAG